TAACAGATTCACATTCAACACATGTATACCCTGGATCATCTTCTATAATTGATCTGTTAACTGACATTAAAGCGTGTGCTTCATCATATGAGCACTTGTATTCGTATACTGGCATTACTTACCGCTTTTTTTCCTAGCCTTAGCTAATGCATCAAAGTCTTTGACCTTTGTTTCTCCCATATAACCCCAAGCATAGCCGTCTTCAATCATCTTTTGATTGATAGATTTATCTGACCCGTCCAAGAAAACCCAGCCTAAAATGCGACCATATTTTTCAGATGAGTCCATCTTTTCTGTTTTAATTACAACAGTTTTAGATGAATCAATTGCATTCTTAAGGTAAGCCTTGGATTCAAGACCCAGTGCTTTTTCCATTTTATCTGAAGTTCTACTTTCTGGCGTATCTATGCCAGCGAGCCTTACTCTTGAAGTAAATGATATATCAAATCCAAGATCGATGTCTACGTCAATCGTATCTCCATCCACAACTTTTGTAACTTTTTTAACATAATATTCAAACATAATTCTCCTTTAAATCAATAAGTATTTGATATGCGCTAAGATAGTATATCAAATTTATACAACTTTTGCCAATCTTCTACATCTTTTTTATCATTTAGCAGTGGCTGCCCCTTGATATTTAAGCTAGTATTAAGTAAAACTGGAACCCCAGTTTTAATATAAAATTTATTTAAAACTCTATATAAGCCAGGATGCTGATCTTTTGTAACAGTTTGAACCCTTGATGTGCCATCAATATGAACTACAGAAGGAATTTTTTCTGGCTGTATGCATTTTACTGTGTATTGCATATATGGGCTTTCAAAATCCATATCGAACCATCTGTGAGCATGTTCAGCCATTACTACAGGTGCAAAAGGCCTGAACATCTCTCTTTGTTTAATAAGATTAACTTTATCCTTTATGCCTGGATCTCTTGGATCTGCCAGGATACTTCTATTGCCTAGTGCTCTTGGACCATACTCTGCTCTTCCTGATGCTACTGCTACGATTCCATCCTTTAGTATACCGTCCACAATTTGCTGGACTGGATACTCTCCTTCAAGGTCGTATCCAAGGTAGGGGTTCTTCCAATCAATATGTTTTCCATATAGGGCTGCTGCTGCACCTAAAGAGCTACCAGCGTCTCCTGGGTTAGGCATAATCCAAATCATATCAAATATTTTCCATAGAAGTGTATTTGCCGAAGAGTTTAGTGCACATCCACCCATGAATACTAAATTATTTTTACCAGTCATTCTTTTTGCCATACGCATAAAATCATTTAGTCTTTGTTCATATACCATTTGAACTGCTGCTGCTATATCAAACTTATCCTGCTCTGTTATATTCATCCCCCAGTCAGTAATACCTTTGTGAAAGTTGTATTTTTGTTGATCGTACTGCGGGAAATACTCATCTACTTCTTTATAATATCTTTTCCAGTCTCCATATCCAGCCATACCCATCATAATATATTCTTCTTGGTTTGGCATTAGCCCTATAAGTTTTGTAAATGCAGAGTAGAACAATCCAAAACTTACTGGATAATTTTGCTTATACTTAAGCTTAATATCATTGCCCTCGCCAATCCAAATTGTTGAGGTATTAAATTCACCAATTGAATCTAGAACTACAATACATGCATCATCAAATGAACTTGTATAGTATCCTGCTGCAGCATGGGAGCGGTGATGTTTAAAATAATGAACTGGAACGTCTATGGGAAATTTTGGCTTCCAATCGCTAGCTCCACCATGCATCATAATTCTAGACTTTTTAAGCAGGGGTTTTTCATAATATGCAATTACATCTGGTGTCCCATAGTTCAAAGCATCTAAAATAATTTCTTTATTGTTGTACCAGTCGTTTTTCTTTTTGCTATACCTTTCTGCATGACCAGCAAACAATATCTCTCCATCTTTAATTAAAGATACTGATGCATCATGAGAGGTTTCATTGATTCCAAGTATTATACCTTTCAACTAGATTCCTTCTTATATTTGCTATAAATAAAATCTGCCCAAAATTCTTGTGGAGCAATTCCAAGATGTGAGTTGTCTCTAGCCATCTGTAAAAATTTTTTATTTTCTCCAGTATAGTTTTTTGAGAATTTATCACAAAACTCTATCATATCTTCGGCCTCCCACATATAAAAAGTATCAAGGTCTTTTATTCTTGATAGGTCATAAAATATTGATTTTGATTTTAAATCTTCATTGTTTTGCTCTGGGTACCAGTGGGAAGAGTACAGGTTTATACCATTTGTTTTGCAGTATGAGTGTATGCTGTAATAACCTATATAATTTTTAAATTCATTTAAATCTATACTATAAAATGGTGTGTCACCTTTATTTTTTTCTACATACATTTTGTTTAATTTATTATTTACGTGATCCTCATTAGCTGGACTATCTTCCATATCTATTATATTGTTAGACTGAAAATTAGAAAACCCTCTATCTGTAGGAGGAATTAGCCAGAATATTGTTTCTGGCTTACCAAACTTTTCAATGTATTTTAAAATCATAAATGATTGCTCTAGTATAGAAGTTCCAGGAAAACCTATGTTAAAAAATCCAGAACATTTTTTTTCTTTAGATATTTTTTCATAAATTATATGTGCCCATGTTTCTTTTCTAGTTACCCCACTTCCGTGAGTATAAGAACATCCTGCAAAAAGCAAATGTGATCCATCGTGTTTATCGGTTAATTCATCAGAGCTAAATCCATAAGAGTTAACGCAGGGGAAACTTGCACAGCAACATTGATCAATATAGTCTACCATCTTGCTTTCAGCTGGTCCCCTGTTTCTTTTAAAACACTCTAAATTTTTAGAACAAGAACCGTAGTGGTAGCACTGGCTTGCAGGATAATTTTTGTTTTTTTCAAGAGAAATCATATCTAAAACAAAAGGATTTGTCATGTCTATACCCTAACTAATCAGCTTAATAAATAAAGTCTTTTTTATTTTTCATTGACTTGTATATTTTTCTATACTTTATTTTATAAAATATTTTTTTTATTATTTTTTTCATACTATATATTATACCACTAAATAAGCTGGGCTTTTCTATATCCAATGCTTAATTATAGCACTCGCTGCCAGTATTGTCCAAAGTATGTTGAACAAAATTATTGTGGGTAGAGTTTTTACTGTTGATGACCAGATCAACGCAAGGCTTGATACTATGGCAAATATGTATAGCCACCACCATTGCTTACCAAATAATAAGCCTGGGAATATAATAGATATCTTTGTCATGAAAGCAAAGAATTCAACAGTATTAGGTCTATCCCAATACTTTCTATGTCTCATTGTCTTTAATGCATTTATCCATTCAGTTCTAAATTTCATTTTAGAGCCTCCAAAAATTCATTATGGCTAACGCATTTTGAAGCCCTGCTTTTTTGGTACCCAACAAAATAATTGTACACGTCTAATCCTTTTTTATAATCGTCTTCACCATCGATATAAATTGATGCTATAGACTTGTTAATTGTTTCTTGAAATGATCCAATAATAAACCAACTATTTGGGCTCCATCTTTCTCCATTATCAGTCTTATTTGGAAGTCTATTTTTCCAAAGATCGATTCGTTTCTTTAAATCTTCTGGTGCATTTTCATAAGAAAATTTTTTCCAGAACTCTGTGTCTTGTCTTTTAGTCATATAGTGAAAATATATAAAGCTAGCTATGTCATTGTTCATTGATGCTATAGTGCTATTAAACTGATTCCTTATTTCATCCGACCCGCCATTAATCCAATCGGGTGTTCCAAAAATATGAGAGAGTCCTATAATGCTAACCCAAATAGATGTGGCCTCAAGTGGCTCGATAAAGTTTGCTGATAAACCTACTGCAACACAATTTTTTATCCACGGCTCTTCAAAGTACCCAGCGGAGAAATTAAATCCTCCTTTATCTTTTCTTGGATATGTTGGAACATACCCTAAAAAATTTTCTATCTCTTCTACTGCTTGTTCTTCAGATATTAAAGAAGAGTCGTAAACGTACCCACATCCAAATCTATTTTGCAGAGGTATCTTCCACATCCAACCGTACTTCATGGCTATGGCTTCTGTGTACGGAGGAATATCATCTGTTACGTCAATAAAAAATGGAACAGCAGAATCTGACGGAAGGAAGTCGCTGTAGCTTTTCCACTTTGAATTAAATGTTTTTCCAATAATTAACCTGTGAAATCCACTACAGTCAAATACAAAATCACAATCTATTACTCCAACATTTTCTAAATCTAAAGACTTAATATTTCCTTGATCATCCAACAAAACTTCTTTTATTATGCCATCAATTACATTTATGCCTCGCTCTTGGCCAATCTCTTTCAATCTGTTTGCAAGCTTGGACGCATTAAAGTGAATTGAAGTACTTGATATATTATCGTAAGATAATGTTGGATCGTTTTCATTGTGAGATTTAAATACAAACGGAACTCTGTTTTCTTCTGAAATTTTTTCTGTAAAGTCCACCTGTTTTAATCCATTGTTTAATAGTAGACTCATTGTTAAAAGTGTGCTATTTGCTACAAATGGGGATTTAGAAAAGTTAGGTCCTAAAGACATGTCCTTTGCTGGAAATCCATGATAGAAGAAGTCCCCATCATTATTCCAATTTGTAAACTTAATACCATTTTTTATTGTTGCATCACAATTTTTTACCAAGTCAGATAAAGGTATGCCAAGGTGTTCAAATAAAGTATTTAGGTGTGGTGTGGATCCCTCTCCAGCTCCCAGGATACCTATCTCTTTAGATTCTATAACAGTAATGTTTAAATTAGGTTGAGATTTTTTTGCCATAAGTGCAGTAAGCCAGCCAGCTGTTCCACCACCAACTACTACAACTTCCTTTGGCATTATTTTCTACCCCATTGTATATAGTTCCACCCACGCTCATGTGCGTAGTATAGAATAAAGTTAATTGTATTTGTCAATACCGTGACTTTTAGCGCAGCGATTTCTTCACCAGTAATCCAATAAGCAGAAACAAATGTAGTGATTATTGCAACCACTCTCCATGTCAAAGACTTAATTAGTGATCTTGATTTAGAAACTATCACGGCAGAAGTTCTGGTCCTGGTCCTGTTTCAATTTTGGCACGAGTTCCACTCCAATAAATCTTTCCGTCACAAGCAATATTCATCTTTTGATCTCCACCCACAATGCTTGACTCTCCGTACATATACCCCCGAATCTCAATATGACTTGCTAGAGTCTCTTCCCCATCAACTACCACACGCCAATAAAGATCTCCATCTCCTACCTTAGTGTTGTATCTCACCTGTATATGTTGGTTTGGCTTAAAAAACCACTTCTTAAATTTATCTATCATATACCCATCTCCTTACGCTTTTGCGTAGCAGAAATAGCATGAATGTCTGCCCCCAAATCTACCTGTTCAATTTTATATCCTACATCTCTACCGTATACAATGTTAGTAATGTTAGGTAGTCTTAGTACTAATGCGCCATCCATAAACTCATCCTTGGCAATATATTCTTTTACCTGATCAAACTTAAGTGGATCTTTTTCGCTTGTGTTGTATGTATTGCGTACTCCAAGTAGCACCTGATCTGTTCTCTTTCCCGCTTCTTTATAAAGAGCGTGATGTCCTTCATGCCATGGCTGGTAACGTCCAAGCATCAGTGTCGTTGGAGCTGACCAATCATGCAATCCAAACTTTTCAATAATGTGTGAGGCCTTTGCATCTGCATTAAGGTTATGGCTAATAAAGGACACATCAAAATTATCTGGTCTCTCAAACATTTTATTAGTGTCTTCAAAGCGTCCTTCTGCTAAAGTGTCCATGAATACAAGAACGTCTGGCTTACCAAATGCTGCACGAGTTATTTCAGTTGGGCATACGAAATCAACGATGACGGGAGCAACACCCTGCTTAGCAATTAAACGAGCCATCTCACCCATTCGCCTTGCCTGCTCGATTCTGTCTTCTGGAGTAAAGCTTAAATCAGAGTTTACTGTTGCACGAACCTCATCTGCATTAAGATGAATAGCATTTATGCGTTCCTTTAGTGCTTTGGCTAATTCAGTTTTCCCTGAGCCTGGAAGGCCGATAATCTGTATAATCATTTATTTCCCTAACCCTTTGCGATAGATACCAATTGTATCATATCAAATTAAAATAACAATATCGTTTAAACTCTGTTTATAGACTCTAAATTAGACATTGATGAGACCTCAATATATGTTGAGTTTTTTCTAAACTCCATTAAATTTTCTGATCCAGAATAAGACAAAGCACTCTTTACATTATTTATTAACATATTTAATGAGTACTCTATTGATCCTTTAGATAAAACAAAGCCTGATACGCCCTCAACATATAAACTTGTTAAGTCTTTTGTAAGCTCCTCGTTATTATCTTTTTGAACTTCTAATGAGGCAGAGCCTCTAAATACATGTCTGCCATTTTTGTCTGTATCACACTCATCGTGCCCAGAAAAAAATGATCCCATCATTACAGCCGAAGCTCCAGCAGCTAAAGCCTTTGCTACATCTCCGTTGTTTTTAATTCCACCATCTGATATTATTCCATTTACTTCAGAAGAATCAATATTTTCATAGCAATCCATAACTGATGATAAAACTGGAACTCCAAACCCTGTGACCATTCTAGTTGTACACGCAGCGCCTCCGCCAATTCCAACTCTTACTGAGTCTGCGCCAGCATCCATCAGGTCTTTATAAGCTTCATAAGAAGAGACATTTCCACACATAATATGTACACCAGATCCCACTAACAGTCTAAGATCTTTTACTGCGTCAACAACAATCTTCAAATGTCCTAAAGCTACTTCTAAGAGCAAAACTTTTATTCCAAGCTTGCTTAAAAGATCCATGCAGCTTTTATCTCTTGATTCTTCAATAGATATAGCAAAGCCAAGACGACTTCTATCAACTTCGGGCAATATTAACTTTAGTCTTTCTATTCTTTCTCCAAAATTAGTATACCTAGGAAGTATGGCAAGACCACCAAAAGATATAACCTTTTTTATCATAGAGTTACTTGTAATGAAATCCATAGGGGCCATAATAACTGGATTTATTAAATTAATAAAGGCCTCTGGCCTAATTGGATTTCCAATTATTGTCTCTAGATTTATATTACCCCTAGATACTATGTTAGATTTTTTAGGGACAAGTAGTATATCATCAAAGCATATTGACCTAGTGTTTGTATCTTTTTGCATTCTTCCCCCTTTTTATTTAATAGTGTCCCCAGATGGTCTCGAACCATCGACCCGCAGATTAAAAGTCTGCTGCTCTACCAACTGAGCTATAGGAACGCTGCCCCACCTGGCCTCGATCCAGGGACATTCGAATTAACAGTTCGACGCTCTACCAACTGAGCTATAGGGCAAAGTTGGTATTTTTAAGTCATACCAAGGACTTATACTAAGCCGAAAGAATTTTTGCTAGAGCATTGATTGTTGCTGCAATTCTTCCGATATCACGCAACTGCTCAACTGTGTAGCCTTCTTCCTTCAATGTTTCATAATGTGCTTTAACACAAAAATGACATTTGCCAATAATTGATGAGGCTAAAGAGTAAGCTTCAAACTTAGCCTTTGTTGTTCCACCATGAGAAGAAATAGCATTCATTCTTAGCTGTGCTGGCAACCCCTTTAGGTTTGGGTCATCTGCCATCTCAATGTATGGGTACCAAACATTGTTTTGTGCCATGATAGCACCAGCTGTTAAAGCTGCATTTTTTTCAACTTCATCAGTAGCGCTTGCAGTAATAAATGCAAGCAGCTTAGAATTTCCAGTTGCAAATGCTGCAGCAATAGATAAGTATGTTGCATGCTCTGGATCAATAGTAGACCTGTTGATTACAGCATCAAGATTTAACTTAATGTCTTTTGCGTAGTCTGGTAAGGAATCTTTTAGCTGGTCAACCCATAACATTACAAAGTTTCTCCACCTAATGATCGATTACATGCACAAAGCTCTCCTGTTTGCAAAGCATCTAGCACACGAAGAGTTTCATCTGGGTTTCTACCTACATCTAGGTTGTTTACTGTAACATGCTGAATAATATTGTCTGGATCAATAATAAATGTGGCACGGTAAGTTACACCAGAAGAATGGTGAACTCCAAGGTCATTAGCCAAATGGTGTGCAGTATCTGCAAATGACCATGAATTAGTCTTCTTTAGATCCTCGTGGGCATTTCTCCAAGCAATCTTGCAGAACTCATTGTCCACTGATCCAGTCATTAAAACAGCATCTCTATCGTTAAAGTCATTAACTAAAGCATCATAAGCAACAATTTCTGTTGGGCATACAAATGTAAAATCTTTTGGATAAAATGCAATAATCTTCCATTTACCTGGGAACGAATCCTGCGTGATTACCTCGAAAGAGGAATCTTCATATGACAAAGCTCCTGGCTTAACACCAGTAACTGCAAAACTTCCTAACTTATCTCCTACTGTTTTCATTTTTCTCCTTGTGTATAAGTGATGATATTTAATATCGCACCCCTGGCTGGATTCGAACCAGCGGCCAACAGATTAGAAGTCTGTTGCTCTTCCTCTGAGCTACAGAGGTATAAATAAATTATACTATTAAAGATCAAAATCTTCAATAGTGTCTAAAGGTATAATACCTTTACTTTTAGCAATCTCGTACCCCTCTAATGTAAAATTAAATGTGGCATTTAGATCTTCATCGTATTCAACCTGCATTAAATCATTGTCTAATAAATTTAATAGTTCTGCATCAATATATTGTTCATGTGCTTCCCAGAGTTCTGGGGCTAAATCCCTGGTAGTATCTTCATTTAGCTCGAATATGGCCTCCCCATCTTCAGTAAACCCAGCGATTCTTATTGCACCTATATCAATATAGTGTTGTATCTTATTCATCGTTTCTTCTTCGTCAAAATCATTAAACATGTTACCCCCTGTGCAACAAGTAGGACTTGAACCTACGATTACCGAATTATGAGTTCGGGGCTTTAACCAACTAAGCTATTGTTGCCTAGTTGAATTATAGTATTTTATTATTGTTTTTGTCAATAGACTGCTCAACGATTTGCTGAACATACTCAGAAAAATGCTTTCGTATACTTCCTGGTGGTCTTTTACCTATATCCGCCCATACCCTTTTGTATTCATGTATGTTGTCAAATGTAGTTGGGCAAACCATAGTGCCCTCGTAATCCTTCAGTCTTGTAGGAAGAGGTACGTGCTTACTGCAGCACTTACACTCTTTAGCTTTTTCTTGATAGATACTCATACTATTTCCATTCCACTTAGTGCATCAGAAAGATCTTTTGGCATTGCTGATGGTGCTTTGATTAAGTTAGGTGACTCTGCAGATATTGATTCTCTATACTGTTTTCTTACAGATGAATAATCATGTACTTCTATATCTCCAAATGCCGTCCTTGTCATACTAATAGAATTATATATGGACCCACATACGGCGTCAGCCAAGTCTTTAGATCCCTTTCTTGGGTGGTCTACCTTGTCCCTCATAATTCTTAACTCTAGCAATTCATCAACTAAAAGCGGTATGTGTGGACCGTTTAATCTTTCTTCCATCACAACCATAGCCATATCATCATAGTGTTTTTTAGCCACTGATAAAGTTTCTGTACTTATTCCATACTGCCTTAGCTGCTGCATCATGTCGTGAGAGTTCCACCTATCGAATGTACAAAGCCTAATGTTAAAGCCCCTGGACCTAAGAGAAAGAATGTAATCTCTAACTTCAGTAAAGTCTACAGACTTGTCTGATGTTGGAGTCCAATACATAACAGCATCAACCTTTACGATTGGAGCTGGCTGAGAGTATGTGTCTGTTACCTTTACACTAACCCACTTTTCAACATGAGCCATTGATACAGCGCAATGGTCATGCTTTTGAGCTAAGTCAACATGGATAAAGTATTCTTTATCGTCTTGAGGAACAAACCATTCTTCAAATCTACCGAAGCCATCTACAGCTATTGATAGATCATTAAAAGCCATTTCAATTTTTTCACGTGACTTAAAAAAAGCATCAATTGCTTCTGGTGGCATACATGCAAATCTTCCTAAAGCATCTGTAACATCTCGGTAAAAAGCAATTTTAAAATCCTCAATACTTCTGGTTGGATTTACTTCCCATGTAGGTCTACGAATTGCATAAACTTTAGGATACTTATATGAAATAATTTGATCTTCATCCCAGAATATCTCAAACTCATTTCCTACAGTATTGTCTGGCAGGTTTGGATCTAGCTTAAACTTATGAGATCTAGATATGATTTCTTTTTCAGAAATAATATTATCATATCTTTGCTGTATATAATCATTCTTAAATCTTGGGAACGATAGAAGAATTACTTTACCGTAGTCTGGAAAACGAGAGTCTACAGATGCCCTGTACATGTCATATATTCCGCTAGCTGTCTTTGCCTGATCGTGTCCGCTTGTACTGTCTAAGGCAAAACCAGAAATTTCATCGAGCACTGCAACCAAAACGTTGTACCCTTCAAAAGCTTCTCTTTCTGAGTGACCAGAGTACACGGTTACATTTTTATCAAACTTAATTTCAGAAGCTTTTTCAAAATACTTTCCAGCAAACCAAGGTGAGTGTGTTACTCTATTTTTAAATCCCTTAAAGAAAACGTTGTTTGCCTGCTGAGCGTTAATAGCAATATTGATAATATCTATAGAGTCTCCAGGTGGCTTGCCGTAGTAAGATGCTGGGTCTTTTAGACACAATAGTAAATAAACTATATACGCAACAGATATGGTGGAGCAGTAATCCTTACCGCTACCCTTACCTAGCTGTGCTACGACCTCATTACAGGTTTGCCTGTATCTTAAAGACCCTTCGCTTTCACCAAAAAGTTTTATTAGAGTTGACTCTTTATATATCTGAGATGATTTTTCTATAAGTGTATACTGATGATCAGATAATTCTGGCAACCCTAAATAGTTTTTGTCTGTTACAAAAGTTTTTAGGTCAACTGGTCTTTCATCAAACTCTTCACCATCCAAGATGTCGATGAGGTCATTAAAATCAAACTCCACTGACTTCCTCAATTATCTCTATTGGCTCAACGATTCCAGTTATTTGAGATAAGCGTTTAGCTACTTCCATCTTGCACTTTGGGCATGACGCAGTCACCTCTTTTAATATCTTTACCAGAACTTCCTGCTTTCTTTCTGACTCTGCTATCTGTCCAGCAAGCTCTGCATTATCAAGCAAGCCCACTTCCTGAAGCATTCCAATTCTTTTTCCTTCAATGTCAGCAATTAGTTTTAAGGCTCCAGATTTAACGTTAAGCTGTCCAGCCTGATCTGCATCCTCAACTGTTTTCCATGCTTCTTTAATTAGCATGGCATAGTGTTGGTCAGCTCCAGAGATAGCCTCTTTAGCACGTTCACGGGCTGACGTGTCGTTGTGGACTACATTCTTCCACTCATCTATAAGTTCAACAACCTCTGCCCTCTTAAACCCAGTTAGTGTGGCAATCTGGGTAGGGTTATTTCCTCTAAGTAGTTCTTCAACTACTTTATTCATGCGATCAAAATGATCTGCTAGTTCAATTTCCATATGACTTTATTATACTTCTAGTCGACTGAAATAGCAAATTCCTTAGCAACCTTTAATAATATTAAATATCCAATTAGATCATCAATATCGTTATCTCCTGGATAATCTGTTCCCTTAATTAATCTATTAAGCTTATCATCAATACGGACATATAGCTGCTCTTTTGGTCCCGCCTTTGAAAATATTCTAACTGGCTCTAATGCAGAATTTCCATAGGCAATATTTTTTTTAATTAACATGTGAGCAATCTCAAGGCAGGTATTTAAAATTTCGTGGCCTGCTTCAGTTCCAACTGTAAGCATATATAGATCGTCAAACCTAAACTCTTTTGAATCTTCAAAAACTGGCTTTAGTTTCATTTAATTAAACCTTTTTCTTTTAGGGCTCTATATATGGTCATAACAGTTACGCCACATTCGCTAGCAATTTCTTCCATACTTTTTCTTTGGATAACATATCTTCTATGTAGCCAGTCTTTATTTTTGTACAATTTCACCTCTTCGTCAACACTTCATTAGCATAATACGCAATGCCAAAACTATCAGCGACATCAAAATCTTCTAAGTTTAAATCATACTTCTTATTAAAGTAATCTGCCGTTCTCTGCTTCCTCATGTTACGTAATTTGTTTTTGTACCACGAGTCTGCGTATCCTGGATTCAATATTCTAATTGCATCTTTTTCATCTTTAGTTGGGTTTTTATTTCCAATGTGGGACTGCCATGCGGAAGGACTTATTGTAATAACTTTAGCTCCAGTTGACATTAACTCGGCAATTACAACTCCATACACATAAGATAATTTTATCACAGCATCTGGTGATCTGACAAGTATCGCTCCCTCAACTGCTATGTAGTCTGACTTAAGTTCATCTAGCATAATAGCGGTTTTAACTTTAGCGTCATATATCTTTTCATATATGTCATTGCCAAGTATGTTTATCTTTCCCCACTTTAGTGGCTTATTGTTTTCTAGCAGGCAAAAAGCGACTGAAGATGTTGATGCATCTATTCCTAAAACCCTGTTGGCTTTTGTTTTAGCTAATTTGGCCAGAGTCATTTAGCATCCTTAATATTTTCTCTTTGTCTGAATTAGAAATACTTTTCTCACACTTCGCACATATTGTTGAAGAGTTGTACCTACTTAAACTAGATTTACACTTCTTGCAATACCTTTTTTGTCCAGAACGAATAGCTTTTTTTTCATAGTATTTCTCCATGATTTTTTTGTTTGTTGCAACCCTGCAACATTCATCTGAACAATACTTTTGGTTGTGAGTTTTTGGCGTAAACTCTTTATCGTTAAGACAGTCTGAGTTTGCACATATCATAAAGAAGGCACCTTAAATCTTTCAATCTGTACTGTTCCAGTAGGGGTTTCTTTAGAGTAGCACTGCTTTTTAATTGGGCAGTAAGTGCAGGGCATCTTAGTTTTTGTGGCTCCTTCTGGCTTCATAGGAAGGTCGCCATCTTTAAAGTTGTCCCATACCTCTCTCATCCAAAGAAAGGTGTCCTCGATAATCTTTTTATTTTTATCATTCATAACTACTGGAATAATAAGTATCTCCTGCGTATTCTTATTTTCGTATAAAAAGAAACCTTCTTTTGCATCCTTTAGCTTCATGTAAGTTAAAAGCTGCAGCAGATGATTTGCAGACGGGCTCATTTCTGCCTGCCTTGCATCCCAAACTTCTTGCTTAGCAGTTTTAATTTCACCAATGACAGTTTCACCATCATACTCCATAATAAGATCAATAAAGCCACGAATAGGCGGATACTCATTAATAATTTCTTCTTCTTCTGCAACCCATTGAGGCATTGTCTTTATTAGATTCTGAAGCCTTTCGTGGGCCTGAGTTCCTTGTGCCATATTGGCAACCGCAACTGCATCGTTATTATCAATGAATACTGCACCTGAGAATGCCATGTACCAGTACCTTGGGCAGGTTCCATGCCCATATCCAAGAGAGCTTGGGCTAAATGATTTCTTTGTCATTTCTCCGTCAGCCCTCTTGGTGTTTTTGTAGGACTCATCAAGCAGTTCAGCAAATGCTTCTGGATCAAAGAACTTTCCAGTATGCTTTTTAAACTTTAAGTTCTTTACTATATTTCTTCCCATTACAGATTATACCTAACGACATACTTAAGTGCATCTACAAGTTTGTCTATGGACTCCTTTGCTGAGTAGTATATATTTTTCTTATTATTGTTCATGGTTCCAGCCTTATCCTTTGCTATTGTTGAATAGTAAGATGCCATCATTGCAAACTTAGTTGACATAGCCTGAAGTTCAATAATAAGTTGAGGAGCTTTTGCAGCAGGAACATCTGGATTTAACAACAGTTTAACTATGACAGCTAAAGCTCTGTCCAGTTGAGCATCATTCATATACTCATGAAGATCGTTAAATTCAGTTATAGAGTTAATTAACTCTAATGTATTTTTATCCTCTGTCATTTTTAATCTTTTTATCCCACTTATCCATCAACAACCCAACTCCGTACCCAGCAACAAAGCCAAATAGGCATCCATAAATAAAGTATACCACTAGAATGGAACCTCAGCGTATGTCTTGTATGAAGGGAAATCGTTATCGCCTGAAGGCTTATCCTTAGACAATGAGTATGCTGTTACAGAAATTGAATCTGCATTGATTTCATAGGAGCTTCTCTTAATTCCATCTTTATCTGTCCAATTTTCTTCATAGATCTTTCCAACAATAATAACTTCCATACCCTTTTTAATTACAGACTTTGATTGTCCTGCAAGTGTACGCCAAGCTTTTACTGTCCACCAAGAAGTGTTTTTGTCTTCCCACTCTCCAGTAGTTTCATTCTTAACACGATCATTAGTTGCAACTCTAAACCTAAGACCATTTGATCCAACAGTTTCTGGTTCACTACCAACTCGCCCAACGATTGTAATAATCGGATTAGCCATTTTTATTTTCCTCCCAAAATGTGATCAGCTCTTCTAGTACTGACCACTCTATGATTCCAAGACGGACCTTGGAATCCCCACCAATAATAATTTTAAGGGCTGGATGCATGTCCCTGCTAACCTTAAAAGTATCTGTACAGATTTTAGCCCATACATCTTTATTTAAATTAAATGAAGCTTTAGATTCTTTGTAGTCTACTACAAAATTTTTCCACTTAGCGTCACCCTTTTGATATTCTCCACGGCCACTATTCTTTTGTGCTTTAGCGCCATCTCTTTTTACTTCTGCTCTTTCTGACATCAGTTAAGCTTATGCTTTGTCTCATGACCAGATGGACATTTCCAGTACATTTCTAAAGTAACCTGATTAAAACTATAGTATGGAGCATAAAGATCACACTTACTACATGGCCTCTGTTGTTCTATTTTTTCAACTCTGTTATCTATAGACTCTTCAACTTTTGAAGTAAAAAACTCATTAATGTTTGGCATTTATTTCTCCTATTAAGCTGTCTACAACATCTGGATTTTCCTTTAAATATGCTACAGCCTTTGCACGTCCTTGAAAACGTTCTCCATTTACTGTATACCATGCGCCACCCTTTTCTACAATGCCACACATTTCTGCAACGTCTAATGTTTCTCCAACATAATCTATACCAAGAGCTTGCCCTTGGTAGTAAAAGTCATATTGTCCTGATAAATTTGGGGGGCCGACCTTGTTGTAATCAACAATCCAATTAACTGGTCGCCCAACTCTTTGTTCAATAATCTTGTCACCAACTTTAATACCTGCTTTAATAGCATTAGCCTCAGCTTCAGAAGACCATAGCTTAATGACGGTTGAAGAGAAGAACTTAACTGCCATGCCACCTGTGGGGATGTGACTAGCATGCATAGATCCAAATTGATTTCGTTGCTGCGAGATGAGAACAAGTAATGTGTTTTTGTTTGCATAGTTTAACATCTTGACTGCGTGGGTCATATCCTTTGCTTCTGCGCCGATTTGCTTAGTGTCTTGCAAATCCTTCATTTCATTTCCGTCTTTTTCAAAATAGATTGCTGGTAGCAACGCTGAAATAGAATCAACTACTATCAGATCAACACCAGCTTCCATAAGCTTTGTTGCAACATCAACCATATCATTAACAGTTTTAGCTGGAGAGTATATTAATTCTTTTGAGTTTACGCCAAGCTTTTCTGCCCACTCAGGATCGTAAGAATGCTCCGCATCAATCCACGCACATGTCTTGCCTTCTTTTTGAGCTAAAGCAATCATCTGCAAACAGAAAGAAGACTTTCCTGCAGACTTATTTCCCCAAACAAGTATTTGCCTTCCATAAGCAAAACCTCCGTTTAATGCGAAGTTCAGTCCTATGCTAGGTGTAGGCTGCTTTTCAATCTGAATATCCACGGCAGACTGAACCCTAGCTCTAGTCTTAGGGTCTAGCTTTGCTAATATATCGTCTAGTTGCATTTCCATAACGATTAGTTGTTTGGCAATTCTTCTTCAGATTCAGATGGTTTATCTTCTAGTCTAAATTCAAATGACATAGTTTCGTCATTATATGTTACAGAAAGCTGTACATCTTGATTGTTGGAGTTTATAAAATCTTCAGTAGGTATACTAATAGATTCAATTTTATTTAAAATAGCAACCAAAACTCTTGTAGCGTTCATTGTTTTAAAAACATCTTCTGTATTACTTGTCATCTTACATCCTTAACCATAAGTGTTCCATCTTCTAAGGTTTTTAGAGTTGGCTCGCAAATCATTCCTTCTCGCATTTTAGCCAATGAAATTGGATACATGCTAGAAAAAACAATAGCTCTATTTAAATTCTTATCTTTATCTGACATAACAAGGTGCGCCATAGTTTTGCCAGCTTTTGTTTTATATGGTGTATAGCTTATCACGAACCTTTGATTTTCGTCAATAGGGTATGACTTTGCATATAAATATTTAACAAATGCATCGTCAGAATCCTTATTGATAGAATCAACATCTATGTACCTTGATATTCTATTATCCCCTACAAGAACAAAATACATTTTATTTGTTTCTATTTTTGTCTGCTCTATATCGAATAATCCTACAGATCCACTTTCATCGACAAGCTCAATTCTTGACCAGCCATTACCACGCTTGATGCTTTTGGCCATACCAAACATTACGAATGATCCCAGCTCTTCAAATTCATCAATAGGTCTTGCTTGTGCTTTAACCCTTGGCTCTAAGTTAGAAAGGTTAAAAGAAGGTATCCCTAAAAATTCGTAATAAGACTCTGCTTCTTTGCCGCTTCTAGGATTATCATCAAAAGCAGCGCCCCCAATAGCATTAAGAGAGTTAACGGCCCTAGAGTTAATACCACTACCTTTCTTAGATGCCTTGTCGACAAAATCTTTGTAGTTTTCATACGGTCTCTTTTCAATAATTTTATTTGCAATACTGTCTGAAATAAATTTAACTTCAGCTAAACCAAATCTAATTGAATCTTTTTGTAATGAAAAGTTTACATCTGATTCATTTACATGTGGAAGCTTAACTTTAATTCCAAGCCTCTTGGCTTCAATTAGATACCCTGTTCTGGCATCTTTGTCTCCTTCATTTTTAAGGATCGAGAATAGAAATTCCAAAGGATAATAGCACTTAAGCCAAGCGGTATAATAAGAAAGCATAGAATAAGCAACAGCGTGACTACGATTGAATGAGTATCCAGCGTGAGCTTCGAATGTTTTCCAGAGGTTCTCTGCTTCATCGGCGCTGATATGCTTTTTAGCGCCTTGAATAAACTTATCTTTAAACGGACCGAGTTCCTTTGCATCCTGCTTTTTACCAATAACCTTTCTAACCTTGTCAGCCTCTGACCAAGTCATTCCACCCAGGTGTACGCATGCTTGCATAACCTGTTCCTGATAAATAATAACTCCGTATGTATTTTCTGTAAAAGGCTTCATGATGGGATGAATATAGTTAACTGCCTCATCCCCGTGCTTTCTTTTAATATATGAAGCACCTACGGTATTCATTGCTCCTGGTCTAACAAGAGCATTTGATGCAGCCAAGTCTTCAAACTTATCTACCTGCATTTTTATAAGTAGATTTGTGTAAGGCGTTGCTTCTGCTTGGAAAACACCTTTAGTATATCCGTCGTTAAACATCTTGTAAACTTTTTGGTCGTCAAGGGGGATGTTGTAAAGATTAATTTCTTTACCGTGTCTATCCTTAACTGATTTTAATGTATCTGAGATTACAGATAAAGTCTTAAGACCTAGGGCATCTAGCTTAATAAGACCTATATCTGCAACCGTATCCATGTCGTATGCCACGACTGGAATTCTTCCAGACACGTCATCATTTGCATCTGCTCTGGACTCTATTGGTGCATACTTTCTCAAGTCATCTTTTGCCACAACTACACCAGCAGCATGCACTCCAACGCTTCGAATCTTTCCACGAAGACGTTCTGCAAGCCAAGTTACCTCTGGGTACTTTGCTCTAAACTCTTTTGTATTTGGTGAATCCATAAAATCTTCAAACGTATCAATAGACTTCATTGCACGATTAACATCAGAAAGAGGAACCATAAATACTCTTGCCGCATCTCTAATTACACCCTTATCCTTAAAGTAAGTAAATGTAGAAATAGATGCTACGTGCTTAAACTTCTTCTTCAAATAATCTTTAACCTCTTTACGACGACGGTCCTCGAAGTCTGTATCAATATCTGGAAAGTCATTACGTTCTGGATTAATAAATCTAAAGAAAAGCAAATCATATTTAATTGGATCTACATCTGTAATTCCAAGGGCGTAGCAAACTAGTGAGCCTGCTGCAGAACCACGACCAGGGCCAACCATAATATTATTTGACTTAGCCCATGTAATCATATCTGCAACAACTAAGAAATATGAAGCAAATGCTTTATCTTTAATTATAGATAACTCTTCTGCAATTCTATCCAAGTAGACCTGATCTTTGTCCAGAGATAGCCTTCTAAGGCCTTCTAAGGCCATATCAGCTAGTTTCTTGTCAGCATTGGTCTTTGGGATGGGTAGCAGATCCAATCCCTCATAGAAGTCATACTCTTCAATCTTGTCTGCAATCTCCATTGTATTATCATATATATCTGTACGAGTAATACCTGATTTATTAAAGTCCGCCTCAATTTCAGACCTGCTTTGAATAAATAGATTATAGTCTTGAAATGATATTCTACGGTCTGGATATAAGTAATTAAATCTATCCATCATGTCTGGCATTTGTCTAGACATTTCAAAGTCTGCATCTTTATCCGACTTAGGAGATGTTGATAGAATAAGCATTGCTTCTTCTAATACTCTATCTTCTTCTTTAGCAAAGTGAGCATCCCCTGTTGCCACCGCCTTAATTCCTAACTCATCCGCTAATTCTAATAGGGTCGAGTTGATTTCATAGGGGTTATGTGATTGGACTTCCACGTAGAAATCTTCCATAAAGATCTGTTTAAAATCTTGAAGTATAAGCTTGGCTTCTGATAGTTCGCCCTTTTCGATGCATTTACTAATAAGTCCATTAAGACATCCACTAAGTACAATAATGCCTTCCGCATATTCTTTTAAAACCTCTCTGTCAATTCTTGGCTTGTGATAAAACCCTTCTGTCCAAGCAAGCTCTTGGAGAGTATTAATATTTTCTAATCCCTTTTTGTTTTTAGCAAGTAGGATGATATGGTTATAGGCCTGAATTGATTTATCTGTCTTTGAAGACCTATCAAATCTATCTGTTGGAGAAATGTATGCTTCCACTCCAAGAATTGGCTTGATTCCTTGCTCTTTACATGCAATTTGCATTTCACGGTGTGAAGATAATGTTCCGTGGTCAGTAATAGCCAGAGAAGTCTGACCAGCTTCTTTTGCAGCCTTTACAAGTTCGGCAGGAGAATTAAGCCCATCCATTAATGAATAGAAAGAATGCACATGCAAATGTGTGAAGTTCAACTTAATTCTCCGCCTATACTCTCTCTTACCAGTCTACGCTGCTACTTGTTGAAGATGACTCTCGTTCTTCTGGAGATGACTCACCAGTATAGAATGCTTCCTGCTCTGCGTATGGAACGCTACGCACTGCTGTTTTTTCTAAATCAAACAGCTCGACAGCAGAAAAGTCAAATGGCTTTTCATCTTTAGCCAACGGTATAATTGTGTAGCTTGTGTCTGTCTTAAGACCACTACGCTTTACACGCCACATTAGATTTGTGATGCTTCCCATTTCATTTGCATATTCAATCAGTGTTGGTGTAATTGTTTTACCGCTTACTCCTTGAGAAAGAATTGCTACATATGGATCAGTCTTTCCATCATCGACTAGAACATTAATGTAAAGACGCTTTCTTGCGCCCCAACCAGCCTTTGGATCTTTGCGGTGCTGCTCTTGAGCCCAGTCACGGCCTTCATCTTCCATTGTGTCTAGTGCCTTACGGCGATAATCTTTAGGGTTTGTGTGTTCAATTGCAAAAAATCCGCAACCCATTTTTTCATTATAGTGTGGTGAATCTGGATCAAGCTCTTGTAAGAAGCGAATCTTTACAGCTTCTCCATCTTCAATCTTTAACCACTTTGCCTTGCTATCTTCTGAACTAGTGTATGTAACCTTGTCCATTGCCTTTGTCATTCCTGACAAACCTTTTACTATTCCCATTTTATTCTCCTTATGTATGTAACGGTATATATCCGTTTGTAACCACGTATTTTTTAAGTTCTATATTCAAAATTAGATATGGCATTTGTTATACAGGCTTTAATATCTTCATCAGACATGTCACCTGCATCTTTTACACCCTCTGGATATATTCTACCATAAGAATGCGATGCCCACAAGATGTTTTTATTACTTAATTTGTAAGCAATAGCCGAACCTAAATCTCTTCCCGCCTTATCTGCATCAGTCATAATAATAACTGTATTGAAATATCTATTTAAAAGTCCTAAATTATCTCCAGATATGTGACCGCCAAGTGTTGCAACTACATTAGGAAAGCCAGCTTGGTGAACACGAATAGCATCAAAGCTAGACTCTACAACTATCACTCTGTCACCAATTTTCTTGGCACGATGAATATTAAACATAGTCTTGCTTCTTGGAAGGTCTTTACTATTCTTAAATCTTTTATCAGATATAGATCTACCAACAACACCGACTGGAGTTCCATCTGGACTATGTACTGGAACAGTTATCATGTCCATATTTTCAGAATACCCTAACATGAAATGTTCCATTGATTCTGAATTAATTCCACGAGAAACTAGATACTCCTTTGCCTTGCTGCTTTTTACTAAACCATCATATAAATTTTTTAAGGTAGATTCTGGGAACTCAACAAACTCTGGTTTATCTTGCAGCATATCTTTAAGAGACTCATCAAAATTTGCTAATGCTTCAGACTGCTTAGACTCAATAAATCTTAGCGACTGAAACTCATTTTTATTTAATATCTTTTTAACAAGGTCGCTCAATGTTCCAGCTTCTCCGCAGGATGGATTAAAGCAAATATATGCGCCTTTTGTTTTACTTATACTAAAACTTGATGTATGTCTATTAGAATGAAATGGGCAGTACGCAAGATAATCATTTGATGTCTCGCCCACCATATCTATTCCAAGGCTTTGCACTATTGATTTGATATGGGCAGGGGTGTACTCCGAGCTATCAACTTGCCTTGAGTTATACCCTCTAATTGCCATGACTTCTTCTTTCCTACATAGACTCCGTGGATAGTCATTAAGAATTTCCACGTTTGACCATCAAATTCTACCGAAAAGGATGGGTCAATGTCAAGCACTCTGGTGTATCCAGATTCTCTCATTTGATCTACTAGCAGGTTTTCATACTGCTTTTTGATCTTAATCATATTAGAATCATCTAGAAACTCAACCTGTATTTGAAACCTTTTAATGTTTTGATGAGTCATTGCTCAGCTCTGGAAGATCTTCGTAAATTGGAGTAATAACACCCCTGTTAATGTCCCAATCAAGGAAGAATCTGAAGTCGTGTCCGTGTCTATTCTTTCTAGACACCACCTCAATTAAATCTGTATTAGCATGCTTGTGAATAGCAATAGCCATATCTGCATCATACTCAATTGCTTTTGACCATGCAACTTGGCTCATCATCGGAGGCTGCTTTTGGTCTGAGATATCATCTGCAGTTGCTGCAGTAATATCAATAATTGGAATTCCATTTGTAACAGCCAACAACTTAAAGTCTCTTGAGATATTTCTATTTCGCTCTACTTCAGAGTTGCTTCGCTTGTTATCATTAAATAATTGATGGTAATCTAAAATTACTAAGTCTGGCTTATGCTGATCAATCTTTCCTTGAATTGTTGCTGGTGTTACTTCTCCAGCACCTTCATTAGAAACAAGGATAAAGCTGTTCTTGCCTTCAGTCTTTTTCTTTCCCCAAGTTTTAAAATCATCAATGTTGATGTCACCTTTTGAAAGGTCGCTTGCTCTAAACAATCCAGAACCAAGCATTGTATAGATTCTGTCTCGCATATTTTCTGGTGCCATTTCAAGAGAAACAATCATAGGCTTAAAGCCTTGCTCCCAAGCTTTGCATGCTAAGTATGATGTGAACCAAGTCTTACCACGTCCTGGCCAGCCAATAGCGACGATAAGGTGTCCTGGAGCCATTCCTGTTGGGTAAGCTTTATCAATGGCTTCAAATCCAGTTAGGATTCCTGGACTACCGCCCATTGCCAATGATCTAGTTCTTACTGACTCGTAGTGTCTTTCTGCTGAATCTAAATCTGTTATATCTAAATCTTTTACGTTATTAGTATATCTGCTTAGGTTTGCTAACTGTGACTGCATTGTACCAAGAACCCTAGAAGGAGCATCATCCTTCAAAGAGGAGCCAGCTTGAAGAAGAATGGTCTTTAGTTTGTTGCCAACAAATTCATTTTTAAGTTTATCTAAATAGTATCCAGTCTCGCCTTTAGTTTCAACTGGCTCAAAGTCTTTGAACTTATCTTGAAGAATAGTTGCTTCTGGTACAGCTCTAAACTTATAATAATATGACTTAAGGCCTTCCCAAATATCTTTATGAGAAACGAATAGGTCGTCTGAGTTATCTGCAAGTATGGTGCTGATATCTTTGTTCTTGCATACCGCTGAGATTAGCTCGGCTTCTGTATTCATTCATTACCCTCAATCATTTTTTTTGTTTCTTGCAACAGACGGCTTCTGTTGGCTTTGTCTTCTTTAATCTGCATCATCATGTCTTCTATTCTTTCAAAGTTGTTATAGAAAAAATTAAGCGGGTGCCTATTCTTTCCAGTCTCAAAATAATAGTACAAAACATCCTTTGCACGATCGAACCCTATGCTGTCAATCACATCTTGCATAGCCCACTTTTCTTTATATCTATTAATTGTTGGCTTTGAACTGTATAGGCCTTCATATAGATTTGAATATAAAGATAGCAGGATATAGGGTTCCTTATTTACTGCCACGCAATTCCTCTTCTACTTCTTGAGTCTTTTGAATGAGCTTGTCTTCAACAAACTTATACACTCTATCTGCTGCTGCATCTACTGTTTCGCCGTCTCTAACAAAATCGTCTACGCCGATACCAATTTTAATGCTTTCGAAGTTACCTAAGTTACGTGTAAAAGATAGATCAACTCTAACCTGAGTTCCCTTTTCCATTAGTGCTCCGCCTTTCTATGTCTGCTTAAAGTGTCGTGGGCAAAAATGCCCCAACGCACTACCAATTCTTTCTTACATATTTCACATACTACAACTCTTGCTGGGGTTACTCTGCTTTCCATACTGGCACAAAGTTCCCTTCTGTTGTCTTAGTATACAATATAGTGTTGTGTTTGAGAAGAGCCCTCATTTCATTTCTTGAAGGCATGTTATTAGAATACCCTGATTCTAATATAAACTCATGAATGTCCATAATGTCCGATTCACTATACATAAACTTATACCATGTGCTATCTGGATTACCTATTGGATATACTTTTTGAGGATATCTTATCTTCCCGTCCAAAATATAATCTTCTATAGTAACCTTATGCTTGCCAAGCATTTGAGCTACTTGACTAGTTGAATATGCATTCTCCATAGTTTTTAAAACTTGTGAATAAGAATACATAAGTCTTTTTTTATCT